TCTTTCGATTTTTCAACCGAATTTGGAGTTGAGCCATCAGGAGATCTTTGGTACGTTCAGTGGCACCTAATCGCAAGAAGTATTCCACCTCTACAACTTGTGCAAAGGGGAAAGCAACATCAAAGGTCTGACCAACATTCTCTAACCGGAATGTCCTGGTTGCTCAGCACCGCAGACTCTTCATTAAGTTGAAGGGTCTGGGGCCAAGACCGCCTGCAGTTTTAGTACTGCAGGCAATCTTCTTGGAGCAACGCAAGATTCTTCGTCGAAGAGACGTGGAGTTTTGTGTTGAGTGATTTAAAGGTTGTTGGGTCTCCTACCGGAAATTTCTTCTGGAAGGAGACTTCGCACCCTTTAAAGCAGGGAACTTTTGGTCTAAAACCAATAGTTCTGGCCTGCCCAAGACTCTATCAATTCTACCAGGGGTGTGGAAATCCCTGAATAGATGAGATAAAGTCTTGATCACAACTCTCATGCGGATTCACAAAACCATGGTATTTTCAGTACCCGTTGATCTCTCCACCGTTGTCAACCCTCAATCTGAGGAACAACGTCTGGAGACCCAGCGGGTATCTGATGAAATCATGGCTCGGTGAAATCTGTTAGGGCTTCGGTCAGTCAAGAAGACAGTGACCTTTTCTGTGAAGGACTCCTCCTATTACCTGAATCCGAATACTTCTGGATCTCAGTGAATAGTTAGAGGCCCTCACGGTCGAGGTTTCATGTCTATCTTGGGGGATCTTTGTTCTTTAATAGCCTATCCTTCTATTGTCAATTACATGGACAATATTAGGGCTTGTCTTACTAAATTTCCCTTTGTCTCCAGGCAGGCCAGTGGTAGAGTAACCTACTACCTCCAGGCGTCTGTGAACAAAGGGAGAAATACGTTAGGCAAGCTGCTCTGTATCCTTTCTTCTTCTAAAGTCCTCTCAAAGTGAGGTTTCCCAACCTTAGGTCGGTTGGCTCATTTTGATGACTTTGGAGGTAAGAAACGATACATTGCACTAGGTAATTGAATGCTTCAGGGGGTCTTAAAACCACTCCATGACATTCTCATAGCTTACATCCGTTCTCTTCGGACAGATGCAACCTATGATCAGGCAAAGATCTCTAGCTGATATAAGGATCAGGTGGCTAAGGGCAACTCACGTTGTCTTTACTCACTTGACCTTAGATCGGCTACTGACCGACTGCCTCTTTCCTTACAGGCTACCATCCTCGGTCTTCTGACCGGTGATGGTAATCTGTCTGAGAACTGGATAATACTGATAAAGTCCATTTCCTTTTACACCCGTGTAAAGGGCCGATCTTTTTCGGTCCGATACGCGGTTGGTCAAGGAATAGGCCTTTACAGTTCCTGAGCAATGCTGGCTATTACCAACCATGTGATTGTCCGCTATGCGGCAACACTGGTTGGAAAACCAGCATTCTCAGATTATTTGGTTCTCG